ACCCGTGTGCGCTCAACGCAGAGGTGTTATTTTACGGCGGTAGGGGAGCGCCTTGGTGCTCCCGCCCTGAACGCGTGCTAACTTTTTCCAACGGACAGTCGAGGACGCCTGTCCCTACAAAACAAAATGCAAATCTCCCTTGTGCCATTTTTCGTCGAAAAAACATATACTGCTCTTGAAGGCGTACGCCCTTCAACTTCGAAGAAGAATCCAAAACACCCATTTTCAGAAAGGTAGATGACAACAATGTATATGGATGACGACACCCGAAGCCCAAGAGATCGCATCGGAGACGAGATGCTCCGCCGAATGCTCGATTTGAGTGAGCCCTCCGCCCCCGATCTTCCACCGAGCGAGAAAAACGCGTCGCCCTGTCTGCCCAACGGCGGATGGGGACTTCACGACCACCCGCTCGGAATGGTCTACGCTCCCCTGCAACACTTCCGCAATCTCTATGACCGCGAGACTGCCCTGAAGCAAGGCACGATCTTCCGCGAGCTCGATCTCCCATTCCTCGGTGAGAGCGTAGCAAACACCGGGAAAGGAGGATCTTACCGTGGTTGACCGCAGAAAACCCAGCCGTATGGCGGCAAATCTTTCGCCCTCTCTGCCCCCGCAGAATGGGAACGGAACTTGTAACGGTGGCTGCAACCAATCGCCCACCCTTCCTTCGACGGCGTGCAAGGCACTTCTGGAGCGCCTGCAAACGCTCGATTTCTCGATCGTGGACACCGTGCTTTATCTCGATGCCTATCCCGATTGCCGCAAGGCACTCGACCACTATCACGAGCTCCTCTCCGAGCGCGATGCGCTTCTTCGTGAGCTTTCGGAGAACTGTCAGATGCCGATGACGAGCTTCTTGAACGCAAGCCGCAATACGTGGGATTGGACCCGCGGACCGTGGCCGTGGGAAGCCGACGCGAATGAATGACAGAGAGAAAGAAAGGAGAACATCGTTATGTGGCTTTATGAAAAGAAATTGCAATACCCCGTCAAGATCAAAAACCCGAACCCTCAGCTTGCGCAGATCATCATCAGTCAGCTCGGCGGTCCTGATGGAGAGCTCGCTGCCTCGATGCGCTATCTGCATCAGCGTTACAGCTGTCCGTACGGCAAGGTCACGGGCATTCTGACCGACGTCGGCACCGAGGAATTGGAACCACGATGATGGAAATGATTGCAGATAGTAAAAAAGAGCCCCGGAAGGCCTGAGCCCTCCGGGGTTTTCTGTGTTTACTCTTTGATCTCGGGAAGTCCTGCCACGCTCGTGAGCAGAGACAAGATGCCGGCAAGCGCCGAGGCGCTTCCTACGAGCACCCAGTTGACTCCTCCCATAATTGCGGCGGTGCCGATCGTTGCGATGGCGGTCTGTGCCACGGTCTTGAGTGCGCGTACACCTGCCGCGTGGATCCACTTGATTGCTTTTTCCTTTGTCATCGTTCGTTCCTCCGTTCTTTTTTATGAAAGTACTTCCCACGCAAGGACCTCTTTGTATATCTTGTCTATAAAAGAGTTCCCGCCGAGGGCTTTGTAGGCATTGTAGAGCATAATGAAATTTTCCAGCTCGTACTGTCGAAGACTCCCTCTCTCTTTGCGGTGGTAGTATATGCGGAGCATTTCACTCCGCAGCTGGCACCTCTGCCCGTCCGCGATCTTGCGGTTCTCGTGGATGATAGGGGTGACGACCCTGATCAAGATGATGAGCTCGGTGACGAGCGAGATGATGAGCGTGACTATTGTGACGAGTGTTGCAATGCTCATTGTGCTGTTTCTCCTTACGTTGTGATGATAGCGTCGAAGCCGGCCTGCTTCAGCCTTGCGACCTCTGCTTCTGCGTTGTGTTTGTCCCGGTAGGCTCCCACTTGTACTCGGTAGAGCTTGGAGGGCTCTGTGGGCGTTTTTTCGGGCTCGTAGACGATGCCCAGCGTTTTCAAAATTCCGCGAGCGATGGCCTCGCCCATCTTCACGCGCTCCGCCTCGGTGTCGATGATCTCGACGTCCGAGCTATCCACGAAGGCGCACTCGACGATGACCGCCGGGGCTTTCGTGTCGCGGATGAAGGCATAGTAGTCGCGGCCGCTGCTATTGGTGTGGGTCTTGGCTCCTCGTGACCTCTGCCCGAGCTTTACGATCTCGGCGAGGATATTCTGCGCGAGGGTTTTGCCGGTGCCTCCCGCGTAAGTGTGGAAAGCCTCGGCCCCGTCGCCTCCTCCCGCGTTGTTGTGGATGTCCACCGCCAGGTCAGGCGCGAAGGCGTTGCACTCCGCCACCTCCTGGCTCACTGGGTTGGCTTCGTCCTTTGTCCTGCTGAGGCGTACCTTCACGCCGTGGCGCTCCAGCACCGCCCCGCAGGCCTTGGCGATCGACAAGTTCAGGTCCTTCTCTTTGGCTCCGTTCTTGCCAATCGCTCCGCTGTCAGGCCCTCCGTGACCTGCTCCGATGAATACCTTTTTCAAGGTGATCAGCTCCTCTTGTTTTAGTCGTCAGTTTTTTTCATGGTTTCTTCGTATTTTTCTTCGGGTATCTCATACCACGAAGTTTCGTCAGTGCCGTCAGCAAGGTAAATCTTTCTGCCGAAATCAGTTCCGTTTGTGAGGATCATTCCTTCACTTGCGATTTTAACTTTTCTTTCGTTCATAGCAAATCTCCTTATACCAAAGAAATCGTCCAATTAGGACGGCTGTCTACCAACTCGCCCCACCAATTAATACTGCCCTCTACTTCAGTAATGGCATCTACCGCCGCAGAGGAAAGCGTCACGGTCAACCCACTCGTTGTAGTGGAAAGTGCGTTGATGATGCTCGTAATACTTGCTTTTGAGAGTTTAGACGACGTGAGCTTGAAGCCGTTTTGTGCGATTGTACCGCTAACGCTTATGTTCTCCAAACTCGCATAGTCAAAGGTGTTCGAATATTTGAGATTTTCGTGAACGATAAAATTGTCAATCGTTACAATTTTGCAGGAATAAAACGTACGGTTCAATTCCTTACAATTTGTGCAATCAATCGTTCCTAATCTCTTTATACCCTTGCAATTTCGGAAAACATAAGTGAGCAAAGTCGCACCGCTAAAATCAAGTGCTATTCCCTCCGCGACAAAATCAAAATCTGTCAAGGCGCAGTCATTGAACATATACGATGCGTCACCGACTACAACAATCGGATATTTCGGTTTGAACGTAGTGTTATTCCAACCTACACCCGAAAAGCCATAACCGTAACTCGTTCTCTGACCGTTGTCTTGAAAGCTATCCCAAAAGGTATCATAGTGGTTATCACCGCCACCCTGACCGTAGCCATCTTTGAGGCGATTTACAGCCGATGTGAGGTCGGTGTCGTTCTGCCCCGTGGTTTCGTTCGATGTGTCAATCAAGCCTTGAATTTTGGCTTTTACACTATCTGCCGTTACCATAATCATTCACCTCCCAAGAGAGTATCAATGTCGGTGATATACGAGCCGAGAGCCGCTTCCATTTCTGATCGCAATTCTTCGAGTGCAGTGCTTCTGGATTCGTACAGCGTACAAGAGCAGCCTTCGCAGATAATTGTCAATCCGTATTGACATTGTTCGTCAGTTACCTCGAAGGAAAATATCTTTTCCGTTCCTTCGGTAGGGCCCCACGGAATGTCGTGAAGTCTGTATTCAAGGGCAGGGTCAAAGCCGTCCTTTGTGTTGCTGTAAACGAATATATTGCTTCTTGCGTCGTCAGTTTCACGAACGGCTTTAATCGCATAAGTTCCAGCCTCTCGAACCAGCAAAGGATCGAGCTCACATAAGGCGAGCTCTACCAAAGCCTTCGCCTCCTCTGCCGCAGCCTTGGCTTCGTTGGTGTAATGCTGACCCGTTCCCGGATTAGGCTTTTCCCCACCGCAAAGCACCGACCTCTTGCACCCGATGCTTGCGGAGGTGGTCGTCCGCAGGTCGCCAGCGTACACACCGATCAGCACGGAGTCCGCATTTGTAATGACTGGCACGTCGCAGGTGTCTCCAGTGAAGACCACGTCAAAATATTGACCGTTCCAGATGAAGCGCGCGGTCTTTTCCTCATGCTCCGCCCACTCCTCGTCAAAGGTAAATTTGACCTTGTAGTCACTATTTCCGCAGACGATGTAGCCGTCACGCTTGGAATACGCGGCGATTTTGTTATTGACTGCAATGTGTAAGATGTTCACGTTTTGTCACCTCCGATTTTTTACACGCACCAAAGAAGTGCGATCTTGATGTTTTTCGTTACGGTCTCGACGAGGTCCCCGTACGAGTCATACCTTTCCATGCGCACGAAACCGTACTCGTCCACGCAAAAATAATACGTGTTTTGGTTCTCATCGTTAGCGACTAAGAACCTTGCGTCAGTAAAATCACTTTCGAAGTATATAACCTTGCTAACCTTGCCCACGGAAATATAATAATAACCGATATATTGGAGCTGGTTAGTTTCGGAGATTTCGGGGGCTGCGAGGTTGCCATCCAGTTTCGCGATCTGGTCATCCATCGCTTTGTCCAGTTTCGCGATCTGTTCGTCCGTCGCCTGGTCCAGTTTCGCGATCTGTTCGTCCGTCGCCTGGTCCAGCTTCTCGATTTGTTCGCCCACCGCCTTGGCCGCGTCATTCATCGCGGTGATCGCTTCGGTGTATTTGTCCGAGATTTCGACGGGAATATCTTCCCCGGTCTGCGGTCTGGTCCTCTCGATGATGTTCAGCAGGATCGTCTTGGTGGTCGTTCCTGCGGTGCCGTCAATCTCATAAATCCAGGCGTACACGGGAGCGGACTGCTCCAGGCACTTGTCCGGGATCGCCACGGTGCCCTCTCCGTTCGCCACCGAGCAGGGACGAACGATCGCCTCGTCCATACCAGCGCAAGCAAAATGCACCTCGACCATCGCCGGCAGATCCGGCGCTTTGATCTTCAGCTGCTGTCCGTAGTCCCACTGATGCAGTCCGTTCACTGTGATGTTCGCCACGCCCGTGGGAAATGCTGCTAAAATCATTTTTCTGTCCTCCTATGAGAATAAATTTACACGCCGATCACATATTTCAACGCGAAAAGGCCGTTGCTGTAAGTCACACCGTTCGCCGTGCCGCTGTCGTCATTCTCGGCGGCTCCCGTGATCGTGGTGTCGGTTATTTTGAGATATTTAGCCGAGATGGCCTCCATCTTGCTCGTGGTCATCACGAAGCTGGTGCCCGCAGGACTCGTCACGGTGAGGATCTGCTTCGGGAAGAAGTGGCAGGCGAAGTAGTAGTCCGCCGCCGCGCCCGAGACGTATCGGCTGAACACGAGCACGATGCCGCTCTGCTGCTGGCTGACCGCCTCGCTCAAGGTGATCGTCTCGGCGTCCGTCATCAGGCGGCTGCCCGACCACAGCATCTTGCCCGCGCCTGAGTAGACGATGTTCCACGCGCCCCAGCTGCCGGAGTCATATCCGCGCTCGTAGATGGCGCCGTCGGTCTTGGTCGACTTCTGGAGGATCTGCTTGAGCGCTCCGTCTCCGGTGCGCTTGACCTCGATGCTCGCGGTGGCGCTGTCCGTGAAGGGCTTGTTCTTGACCGTCGCCGCGATGGTCGTCGTCGGGATAACATAAAAGCCCGGACTTGTCAAGCTGTTCAGGTCTGCGTTGGTCGTCAGGCGGATTGCCGAGCCTGGGAGCTCACCCTCAATCTCCACGCCGTCCTTCGTGCAGGTCTTGAAGAACGAGATGCCCTTGCCGTCTGCCTTGATGTCGAGGATCACAGCTCCGGAAGGAAGGACCGCGGTATAGGTTGCGGGTGAAGCAGAATTGAAGGCATCTGTCAAGGTGACCCGAAAATCGTATTGATAGTCGGTTGAAAACGTCACGCCTTGCGGCTGCATAATCATGTCCTTGCTGAGGTCTGTCCAGGTGTAGAGACTCGACCACACGCTGTCCACGCTCCTCTTGTACTCGACCTTTGCGGATGCGGTGTTTTTGCCATTCAACGAGGTGACGCTATATGCTAACCACACCCAAGCACGTACGCCGTCGGGGTCTGCATCTCCGGAGGCGTTGTATCTCGCCACGTTGAAGTTGGTTATTTGAGGCGAGGTATATTCCAGCACCGTGAGGCTCGTGGTCTTGCTTGCCGTTCTGCCTCGGCTGTCGGTGACTGTGGTCACGATGTTGACCGTGCCGCTCGATGGTATCGTGTCCGAGGTCCAGCTCTCTCCGGTGTAGGTCTTGCCGTTGAAGTTCGAGCTGTAACTCTTGACCGTGCTGCCATAGGCGCCGCTCGCCTCGATGCTCACGGCGACCTTCGACTTGTTCTGCACGTAGGCCCCGATGCCCGACGCGATCCCAGGGTTTGCCTCTGCGTGCGTCACCGCACCCACAGTGGGCACCACAGTGACGGGGACCTTTGCGGTCAGCAGTACGGTCTTGGTGCCCACCACGTTGGTGCCGTTCTTGGTGATGCACCTGATGGTCACCGTCCCGCTGGTCGTGTTCGGGATGCTGTTCGCGAGGTCAAGAGGGACTTTCCAGTAGGTCACGGTGTCCACTCCGTTCGCGATGCTCACGAAGGGACCACCTGCGAAGGAATACGCGAGGTCATGCTTGAAGGCGTCGCTTGCTCGCATGGTGTAGATGATCATCGTCGTGTCCATGTCCACGACCGTCGCGCTGAGCCCTGGCGTGGTCGCCCTCGGGATCGTGTTCAGCGTCCCGGTGCCGCTGCCCGACTTCGTGCCGACTGACACGCCGGCGAAGGTGATGCTGAAGGTCTGGGAGAATGAGTAGCTGAAGCTCTTTGATCCGTCCGCGTTGTGCGCGATGGTAACCTGCCCGGAGGCGAGGATCTTAGTGGAATTGTTTCCGATCGCTACGCTATTCGTGCCGGTGTACGTGGTGCCGTTGATCGTAACGCTCCACGACTTCGGTGCGCTGGCGATGATCTCCCCGGCGGATCCGGAAACGAGCTGAAGGTTCCAGCTGATGGTCGTCGTGTTATTGGCCACGCTCTGGCTGATTTGTGTCCAGTTGAACTTGAGCGTGTCGTAGGCTGTGACCTGCACGCTCGTGCTGCCGTTTGATGCCATTATGCTTCACCTACCTTTACGAGTGAGAAGTTTCCGTTGTCTCGCGGAAGCCACGCGAACGCGCCGACCCTCAGCGAATTGAGGAAGGTCGCATCCTTGACGATGAGCTGCTTGTTCGTAAAATACGCCACCTCGGCGCCGTCGTCCAAGAATAAAATTCGATCATTCTCCAGGCGGAGGGTGATCTCGTTCCCGGCTTTTCCGAGGATGATGTTGCCGTCCTCGAACCTGATGTACTGCTTGATCTCCGAGAACTGCTCGCGCGCCTCTACGTCGTTTTCGTCCACGGTGGTCTTCAGCTCCGTGAATAGGAACTCGAAGGAGTCGGAGAGCTGGGTCAGCGTCGTCGTGACGGCTTCCTTCACTTCGCCCTGGGTCGCGTACTGTTCGGAGACCTCAAGCATCAAGGCCTCGGTGGTCTGTTGGATAAGGCTCGACACCTCCCGCTTTACGTCCTCGACGATGGCGTCCGTGTTGACTGTGTAGTCCGAGCGGATCGCCCGGTTCAGTCGTTGGATGCTGGCGTCCGTTTTCCGGTTGCTCGTTACGTCCGAACCGGTCAGCGACGCGATGTTTTTACCGAGCACCACTCGGTCGTTCTGCGGGTGTAAGAAGTCGAGGCTCTGCTCGGTCAGTTGGTAGAGCTCGTCGTGTACCCCGTGAGGCTTGCTTCGCACCTTTATCGTGTCGCCGATCATGAAGCTGTCAACGCTCTTGTCAAGAAGCGAGAGGTCGATTGCGGTCAGCTCCAAGGACGCGATGAGGTTCTTGCTGTTGCTCAAGTATTGCTGCGCCTTTACGAGAAGCGCGTCCGGGGTCACGATTTCGTCCCAGTACATCGCCTTCGCTATAACGCCTCGCAGCGCCACCGCGTCGTCGTCTTTTATAAAGTCGAGCCCTCCGTTCACCGAGGATATTGTCAGCCGTTCCCCGGTCGTTTCGTCTTTGGCTCCGTAGGGAACGATGACAGTCGCGAGGTCGGAGTTGGCTGTGGTTCTCGAAAAGTCGACCAGGTTCTCTCCGAACTCGATGGTCTGCTGGTTGCTATAATTGATCGATGCGTACCAGTTGATGACCCTCTGCCCGTCGTTGTTGGTCGTGAATACGATGTACCCCCCACACACTTCGATCAGTTTGTCAACAGTGGCCGAGAAGGTCTCCGCCTCCTCGTTTTCGAGGACGATTGCGTCGGTGCTGATGCCCTCGATCGCACCCACGACGAACTGCTTGAAGGCTTCGACCTGGGCGTTATACAGCCCGATCACCTCGGTGAAGATGTTCGCCGGGGTGTCGTTGTACGTGTGCGGTCGGTGGATGCCGTCACGCAAGAAGCACCGCTCGCCCTCGCAGGTGATGGTGCGGGTCAGGTTGAAGTCGTCCGACGGATAGAGAGCCCGACCACGGAAGCGAAGCACGCCGTCGCGGTAGATCTCGACGATGCTGCGATAGCTCACGAAGTCGTTATACGCGGGGTGAGTAGGTGGCAGGACGACGGTCGCCGCGCCGCCTTTATTCAGCCCAAGCTGCGCTTTTAGTCCAAGCAGCGCGGTCGCTTTGACGCGCGAGTCGTACACCAGCGCGTCGTCAACGTACAGCTGTATCATTAAAGCACCGCCTCCCTATACTTGAGAATGACCTGGCCCGCTCCGCGGTACCGCAAGGGCGCGGATCCGGTCTTGAGATAGATGTCTGCGAGGAGATAGTCCCCTGGGCTCAGTGCCCACGTCCGCTCGGATCCGTTCGCGCTGAATGTCAGGTGAACTTCCCCGTCCGTGACCGTGACGGTCGGCACCACGGAGAGGCGGCCGTTGTTGATCAGCGACGCGGTCTGCTCCGTCTCGGTGGCGATAAGACCCACCACCGTCTCCGCGTTATTATAGCGCCACGGGTCGCAGGTCGCACTGACCCGAACGG